ATTATCGTTAAAGGTGCGTTTGGCGAAGCGTTAGGAGCTGTTATTGTACGTTCTAAGAAATTAGATGAGGGCGAAGCTATTTTAGCTAAACGTGGTGCAGTTAAATTAATCACTAAACGTGATTTCTTCTTAGAAACTGACCGTGATCCTTCAACTAAAACAACTGCTTTATACAGTGATAAACATTATGTAGCATACTTATATGATGAATCTAAAGCAGTTAAGGTTACTAAAGGCGCAGGAACTACAGACTCAGGCGCATAAAAGGAGGTAGTGACGTATGTATAAAGTAATCGAATACTTCACAGACTTACAAGATAACAACTACGAATATAACGTTGGAGATACGTTCCCTCGTAAAGGTTTAAATGTAAGTAATGAACGATTAACTGAACTATCCACAAAAGAGAACCGTCAAAACAAGCCCCTTATTGAGCGTGTAGAGAGCGACAAAGACTTAAAAGGTATGAAAGTATCAGAATTAAGAGAACTCGCTAAAGAACGTGAAATAGAGGGCTTTTCTAGTATGAAAAAAGATGAACTCATTGAAGCATTAGGAAGTGTTGAGTAATGAACGCACAAGACGTTAAATTATTAAACAATCTCTCACTCGATGATACTTCAAATGACGAAACAATCGAATTACTTATCGAAAAGTATCTGAATGTAGCTGAAGAATATTGTAATCAAACATTCGATAGACAGTCATTACCTAGTAATGTAGAGAAATTTATTGCTAATTGTATTAAACAAGGTACGACTAGCAATATTTCTTCACGTACTATGGGAACTGTGAGCTACACATTCGTTACCGATCTACCTAAGGAGACATACGGTTACCTTAAACCATTTAGACGCTTACGTTGGACTGGTTATCATGTTTAATCCATTAAACGAGTTTCCTCATACAATCGAATTAGGCTCAAGAGAAGTTGTAGGAGAGTATCCACGTGAACAAGAGCGCTTTAAGAGCGAAAAAGCAATACAAGGCTTTATGGATACTCCTACTTCATCTGAACAACTCAAGTTTCATCAAATGAACCAATCATATGACAGGAATCTATATACGCCGTACAGCCTACCAATCACTAACACAAATTTATTTAAATACAACGGTAAAACTTACGAAGTAGTAGGAGAACCTGTCGACCAAGGTGGACAACAAGAAGTTAATCTCACTCGGTTGAAAGAGTGTCCTATTGGCTAAGGTTAAATACGGTAATTGGGATTTATTTAAGGAACTTGAGGATTTCGAAAAAGAAACGATTAGATGGGCTAAAAAAGGTATAGCTAAGACAACGACAATTATTCACAATTCAATAGTTAGTAACATGCCTGTTGATACCGGTTATCTTAGAGAAAGTGTTTCTATGGACTTTAAGAAGGGCGGATTAACAGGCGTTATTAATATTGGTAGTGAGTATGCAGTGTACGTTAACTACGGTACAGGGATATACGCAGTCGGTCCAGGTGGTAGTCGTGCAAAGAATATCCCGTGGCGTTACAAAGACGCAGACGGACATTGGCACACAACTAAAGGGCAACATGCACAACCTTTCTGGGAACCAGCAATTGATGAAGGTAGAGCGTTTTTCAATAAGTATTTTTCATAAGGTGGTTAAGATATGTGGGTATCAGTAGAACGGTATCTGTTCAACAAGATATATAACAAATTAAAGAGCAACCCTATCGTCAGTAAACAACTAGGCGGTAGGGTTTTTGATTGCGTTCAAAAAGACGCTGTTTACCCATATATCGTTGTGGGTGAAACAAACGTCACTAATAAAGAAACGACAACGAGTATGTTTGAAGATGTAGGCGTAACCTTACACGTGTATAGTCAAGCGAGAAATCGTGATGAAGTAGCACAAATCATTCAGTTTTTAGGTCATGTACTTAACACTGAATTTGAAATCGAACATTACTCATTCATTAAAAGTCGGATTGATACACAAGAAGTGATAACTGACATAGATCAGTACACGAAACACGGTATCATCCGGCTTGTTTTTAAATACAGACACAATACTTTACAAAGGAGTGTAACGAATGGCGCAGAATAAATACATTGCAGCGTTACAAATCGCTGACAAAGTTTTAGCAAGTCAGTTAAAAGAAGAAGATGCTATCCTGTTAGCTAGTTTAGCTGAAGGTGGACACACAATCAGTAATGACTTAGCTGAAATGATTACAGGTGGCAAAAAAGACTATGGTCGTAACTCTGTAGAAGAAGAAATCAAGTTAACTGTCGACCGTGTTCCTGGCGACAAAGGTCAAGAAGCTTTAAAAGAGTCAGTTAAAAACTTCAAGCAGTTACGTTTATGGATTTGGGAAGTTAAAAAACGTGATGGTAAACATCACGGTACTTTCGCTTATGTAATTGTAGAAGAGCACGAATGGTCATTTGATGATGAGGATGACAAAATCGAAATCACTGCAAAAGTTAAATTTAACAGTGCAGACGGTTCTGTTGATTCATTGCCACCAGAATGGCTCAATCCTAGTGCTGCCGCTCCTACAGTTGAATGGGAAGATATGGGAGCTTATACAGACTCATACGAAAACCGTACACCTAGTGCTGGTGCATAAGTTTTACGAGGGCATTAAGCCCTCTATTTTTTTGTACAAAATAACAGAAAGAGGTTAAAGAATGACTGAAAATACAATCAACCCTATTACTACATTAGAGTTCGATGGAGAAGAAGTAGAAGCAAAAGCTACTTTCTTATTTGATAAAACTGCTAAAAAGTTTGCTAAAGATGAGCAAGATAAAAACGGTAAAACTACTAAAGTATCTGGTTTTAATGCTATTTATAACGGTATTTTAGAACGTGATACTAATGCAATTGCAGATTTTTGGGAATGTGCAACAGCTTATTTAAATAAGAAAGCTCCTACACGTGAGCAAATTGAAACTTCTTTAATGCAGTTTATCGATAAAAATGGCGACACGCTTGAATTACTACAAGGCGCTTTAGACGTAATGAATAATAGTGGTTTTTTCAAACAAAAATCACGTCAATTCTGGACGCAAATGAACATAGCACCGTCTATGGCAAAAGAGGAAGAGAAAGAGTCTACGAAGAACGGTATCGAGTTCATGAAGAACAACTACAAGGAAATCATGGGCGAGCTACCTTACTAGATTATTCAGAAATACGGCAGATAACCAGTCAATACATAGGCTATCTCCCTTATGATGAATTAATGAGTTTGACGCCTAACGAATGGAAAGACTGGGTTATCGGTCGCAGATTGGCGTTACTTGATGAACAAGAAACTTTATTGTTTGGTGCTCAAGCTAACGGTCTTGTACAAGCTGGTAAGTCGTTGAAACGACTACAAAAACAGTTAGAACGTGCAAGATATGAAGTTCGCGGACAATCTGATGAGTACGAACGTATGAAAAAACGTAAACTAGCACAAAACAAACGCAATAGAGAAGCTCAAAAACAAGGTACACGTCGTTTTATGAATTCATTACGTAATACTAGTCAAAGAGGAGGTTAGCCATGAATAAAAACTTTATGGCTCGTATATCGGCGATCATTACAGATTTCCAACGGAATATCAGAAAAGCTCAACGTATGGCAAAAACCGAAATACCCGATGAAATCGAAACACAAGTCGATGCGAATATCAGTAAGTTTAAACGAGCCTTAAATACTGCTAAAGCGATGGCTCAACGTTGGCGAGAACATACCGTTGATATAGACGGAAACGCTAATCCTGTTAAACGAGCAATTGCAGTAGTTAGAGAAAAACTACAACAGTTAAGAGATAAAGAAGTAGACATCAAAGGGAATAACAATCCCTTAAAACGTTCAGTATTAGGTGCTAAGGCTATGTTGGCAACCTTACATGATAAAACAGTAAAAGTTAACTTTGATACAAGAGGGATGACAAGAGCACAAGTATTAACTAGAGCTTTAAGTCAGTCTTTAGATGAATACGGCGACAAAATGGATAGATTAGCTACTCGTATTCGTACATTTGGTACTGTGTTTGGACAACAAATCAAAGGTGTGCTAATCGCTAGTTTTCAAGGTCTTATTCCTATTATAGCTGGTTTAGTACCCGCCATCATGGCAGTAGCTAACGCATTAGGCGTAGTTGCTGGTGGTGCATTAGGTGTAGCTGGTGCATTTGGTATTGCTGCAAGTGGTGCGTTTGCATTTGGTGCTATGGCAGTAAGCGCAATTAAGATGTTGAGTGATGGAACGTTAGAAGCAACAGCACAAACTAAACGTTATGAGGCTTCTTTAGAAGAAGTTCAATCAACATGGGAAAGTATTATCAAACAAAACCAAGCACAAATCTTCAATACGTTATCTAACGCTTTAGACACTGTTAACGTAGCTTTAGGGCGTATGAAACCATTCTTAGCAGGTATCTCTAAAGGAATGGAACAAGCGTCACAGAGTGTCTTAAAATGGGCTCAAAACAGTCAAACTGCTAGCAAATTCTTTAACATGATGAATACAACAGGTGTTAAGACATTCAACACATTATTAAGTGCTGCAGGACGTTTTGGTGACGGACTTATTAATGTATTCACTCAATTAGGTCCACTATTCTTATGGACTGCTAAAGGCTTAGATAATTTAGGTAAAAAGTTCCAAAACTGGGCGAATAGTGTAGCAGGTCAAAATGCTATTAAATCATTTATTGAATACACTAAAACTAATTTACCTAAAATAGGTCAAATATTTGGCAATGTATTCATGGGTATTGGTAACTTGATGAAAGCATTTGCTCAAAACAGTTCTAATATCTTTGATTGGCTAGTTAAAATGACTGCTAAGTTTAGAGAATGGTCTGAACAAGTTGGTAAATCTGAAGGGTTTAAAAAGTTTGTTCAGTATGTACAAGAGAATGGTCCAGTCATTATGGATCTAATCGGTAATATTGTAAGAGTATTGGTTGCATTCGGCACTGCAATGGCTCCAATAGCAAGTGTGATATTAAAAGTAGTAACAGCATTAGCTGGTTTCATAGCTAAGTTGTTTGAAACACATCCAGCTATAGCTCGAATGATTGGTATAGGTATGATACTCGGTGGTATGTTGTGGGCTTTACTAGCACCAATCATCGCAGTAGGTACATTATTAGAAACATTCTTTAGTAGTAGTCTATTCAAAGCTATGACTAAAATGTTAGCTTTTGCTAGAAACACTCAAATACTTAGAAGTGCGTTAAACCTAGTGAAAATCGCATTTAGACTTCTCATGAGCCCTATTAGTACAATTATGCGTATCTTACCTATGTTAAGTGGTGCATTCCAAGCGTTAGGTGTAGCTATAGGTGCGATTTCATGGCCTGTATTGGCTATCATAGGCGTTATCGTCGCTTTAATAGGTATTATTGTTTGGTTATGGAAAACGAACGAGAATTTCAGAAAAACTTGTGTTGAAGCTTGGAACACAATTAAAGATACGATAATGAACGCTGTAAAAACAGTGATTAACTGGTTTAATCAGTTCAGAGCGTCTATCGAACAAACGCTCCAACCAATTATGCCTATCTTACAAATGTTAGGACAAGTTGCAAACCAAGTTCTCGGCTTCTTATTCATTAGCCTTATCAATGGTTTAGTAACTGCTTTCCAATCTCTTTGGACTGTGATTTCAGTAGTATTCACTGCGATAGGTGGAATACTACAAGCTGCTACGCAATTGATTTTCGGTTTGTTTACTGCATTAATACAGCTCCTTACTGGAGATTTTTCTGGTGCTTGGCTAACTTTACAAACTACGATTTCTAATGTAATGACTACGATTTGGAATACTTTAGTATCAATTTGGAACCAGATTTCTAACTTCATATTCAACGTTTTGAACAGAATACTTGGTACTAATATCACAAGTTGGAATCAAATTTGGTCTGTGATTTCAGGCGCAGTTACTAGAATTTGGAACACGGTGTCAAGTTGGTTTTCACGTGTAGTTTCAACCGTTGCTCAAAAAATGATGCAAGCACTCAGTCGTATCATTTCTGGTGGTGCACAATGGGTTTCAAGTATCATTTCTGCAATGAGTAGATTTTTACAAGCAGTAGTTAGTGGTTTCTTCAGAGTGGTTGGCGCTGTTGGAAATGGCATGACAACTGCATTAAATCGAGCTCGAAGTTTTATTGGAGGTTTCTTTCAAGCAGGTGTTGATATGATAGCTGGAATGATTAGAGGTATCGTTCAAAAAGCTAAAGATTTAGCAGCAGCTGCATGGAACGCTGCAAAAGGTGCATTGAACGCTGCAAAAAGTGCTTTGGATAGTCATTCTCCTTCTCGTAAATTCATACAACTAGGTAATGATAGTATGACTGGATTAGGTATGGGTATCTCTGAATATGCAGGAAAAGCTGCAAGAGAAAGTAAATTAGCGGCGTTAAAAGTTATGGATGCCTTCAACGCAGACTTAAAACCGGACTTTTTAGAAGAAGGATTGGCTGGTTTAGGAAATTCTTTCGATGCACATATGAGTAAAGACGTACGCCATAGCATGCAAGAGAACAATAAACCTATCGTCAACGTGACTGTTCGCAATGAGTCAGATATACCAGCTATTAAATCATACATTGAAGATTCCAACTCAAAAGACGCAAGTTTCGGATTATTTTAAAGGAGTGATTGTTAATTGATATTACATGATGTTGAGGTATACAAAAATAAAGAACGTTTGCGTATTAGTAACAATCGCTTTACTGGTACTGCGTTGAGAGTTGTTTCTTACGATGTTAAAGGTGCAGGCTATGACCGAAAGTTTGATGAAATCGATCGTGTTAACGGTAGATTTCATAATGCTACTAAAGAAGAAAAGAAAAGTATATCTATGACGGTTAGGTACGATGTAGAAAAGATAGCTTATGTTTCTCATCTAAAAGCAGATATACAAGCTATGCTTAGGGGGGAATTCTATTTAAGAGAATTAGCTTCTCCAGAAAACGAGATATTGTTCGAAAATATCTTTCAACCTAAAGAACAAAAGTTTGAACTTGAATATGTAGACGGTAGGCAAATTCACGTTGGGTTGGTAAATGAAGTTTCTTTCGATACAACTAAAACATCAGGGGAATTCACTTTGGAATTCGAAACGGTAGAACTACCATACTTTGAAAGTATAGCTTATAGCACTGATTTAGAAAGAGAAGGTAGCAACATGAATAAATGGGGTGTTCCGGATAGAAACCCATTAGATATACCAAATCAACAAAGAAAATATACATTCTATGATACTAAAGTAGACGAAGTTTACTATGGCGGCACTGCAGAAATAAATCAATTCAACCAAGACAGTATCGTTGAAATCACTTTGGGAGAAAGCGTTAGTAAAAAAGACACTGACGGTTTCAACTTCTATATGACACACAGTGACATTATGAAAATAAGCGGTATAGAGTTAAAAGTTGGAGATGTTATTAAGTTTGACGGTATTCATGTATATCGTAATAACTTACGTATAGATGATTATAACAAGACAAAACAACAACCTGTCCTAATGCCAGGTTGGAATACATTCCATAGTACAAAAAGACTTAAAAAAATCGTGTTTAAACACAAAAGATATTACTTGTAAGGAGGTTGCTTGATTGCCGATTTTACTTAAAACATTACAGGGCGTTGGGCAATCCCTACCTGTAGAAACAAAACTGAATGAGAAATTAAATGAAGATGGTTCCTTAGAAATCGAAATGGTTGAAAATAAAGCGACATTCGATGCCATAGGAGCCATTACTAAAATGTGGACAATAACTGGCGTAGCAGGTGCTAACGACGTTAATGAGTACCGTATTGTTATGTTAGATAAAACAACAATAGGTCAGAAAGAGAAGTTAACAATAAAAGCGCGTCCTGTTGAATTAGATGATTTAAATAACTTGCGAGTCTACGAAGTATATAACGGTAGTTTTACTGGTAAAAATTATTTTGATCTCGTTTTTAGAAATACCGGTTATAAGTATGAATTACACGCTAAGGTTTCATCATCTAAATTTGAGAATCTAGGTAATCATGATACAAACTTAGAACTATTCAAAAAAGGTTTGGAAAGATATAACCTAGAATATGAATACAACGCTAAAACAAAGACGTTCCATTTATATGATATTGTT